GGGGTTAACGAAGTAATGGCGACACCAGCAAAGGGCAAGGCCCGCGTCAAGGTTACGGCGTCCGGTAAAAAGGTCAGCTACGGTCAGGCGGGCAAGGCGAAGGGTGGCGGCCCACGGGTCAAGCCCGGCACGTCGAAGGGCGATGCGTATTGCGCACGATCCGCTGCGCAGAAGAAGAAGTTTCCGAAGGCGGCGAAAGATCCTAACAGCCCGCTCAATCTATCACGCAAGCGCTGGAAATGCTCCGGCACTAAATCGAAGAGGACTTGATGAAATGGGACTGTATTCAAACATCGCAAAAAAGCGTGCGCGCATTAAAGCCGGAAGCGGAGAGAAAATGCGCAAGCCCGGCACTAAGGGAGCGCCAACGGCCAGTGCATTTAAAGCGGCTGCCAAGACAGCAAAGAAAAAGGCTAAAAAATGAGCAAGGCAATGGCAACGCTCCAAGCTAAAATCGGCGCAACAGCCGATGGTGAGTTTGGGCCAAATACAGCGCGAGCAATCGCAAAACACTTCAACCTATCTCCGGCGCGTGGCGCTCATTTGATGGGGCAGGCATCGCACGAGAGCGGTGGCTTCAAGCGCACCCGTGAGAGCCTGTATTACAGCACGCCGGAACGCATCCAAGCCGTCTGGCCATCTCGCTTTCCAACAGTTGAGGATGCTGAGCCGTATGCCAAGAACCCAACCGGGCTTGCTGGCAAGGTCTACGCTGGCCGCATGGGGAACGAGAATGAGGCGCAAGCCAGCCTATATATTGGACGTGGATTTCTCCAGCTGACCGGGCGTAATAATTACCGCTCGTTTGCGTCTGACATGGGCGTGCCGAAGGTTATGACTGACCCGGACTTGGTGGCTGACGAATATGCCTTCGAGACTGCGCTGTGGTTCTTCAACAAGAATGGATTGTTTGCCATTGCCGACGAAGGCGTGACGGATGACGCCATCAAGCGCATCACGCGCAAGGTGAACGGCGGCTATCATGGTCTGGATGATCGAAGCAACCAGAGCAAAAAAATCCACACTTGGCTCATGGCTTAGCTTAGCTAAGTTAGCTAAGTGGCGAAGCAGGATCAAAAAGCAAGCGCGGCGGTAGGTAGGGCCGGAGAGCATTTGGCCCTCGCCTACTTATCGCTTGCTGGATACATCTGCACGCTCTGCCAGATTAAAGATCACGATGCGTATATACAGACGGATACACAGACGTTGACCTTGCAAGTGAAGACGGCCAGCAAGACGCATAAGACCAGCAATAGATACGCATTCCACACACCCAAGAAGAACGTCGATGTTTCAGACGTGTTTGCGTTTGTATCCATTGAATTAGGCGCTGTGATTTTCCGCCGGGGAGACGAGCTGACCTCGGTGACAACATACATTTCGCCAGAGGAATTCATGGATGAAACGCAATCAATGCAAAAAACATTCGACAGCTTCAAATAGCCACTTGTTGCCGGGCGCGCCTTTGATTAGAAAGTCTGAGTGGGTGGCTCAACCGTAACCGTTGTTTATTGGTTTTGCGTTACCGAATGTGCCAGCATCACGCCACCCACACGACCTCAAAATATAATGCCCACCAGCGCCATCAAGCCAGCGCCGCTGATGAAGCCAAAGATGGCTCCGACAAGTCCGGCAATGTGAATTTTACGCTCTACCTCTTCGTCAATCATCTAAACTCTCCACCATTTGTATTCTCTCGCCAATCCAGCGCATAACCGGAACAGCCATTGAGTTGCCCATCGCCTTGTATCGAGGCCCATCTGGGCAATTCTCTGGCGTTTTGTTGCGCCACGGTATCTGCGTGAAGTTGTCAGGGAAGCCCTGTAGGCGCTCGCACTCAATTGGCGTTAGGCGGCGAACCTGCATACCAGATGAAACCATATGGCCATCAGTTTGGTGTCCCGGTGAAAGCGTCTGAGCCGCACCCCTGCTACTCCTAGCCATTAACGGTGGAACTGGGTCAGACATCGCCACCGCTGGCGTCTTGCTCTTGTCCAGCGTTGGCGTGACTTCCGTTGACACGCTGTCGCCTTGGCTGGCGCTGTTCTGTGCGCCGAATGCTATGGGCAAGGTTTCTGTTGTCGGATCGTATGCGCTGCCAGTGCGTGTGGTCAGACATTGGGCCACAATAGCTTCCGCCTCTACTCGCTGATTTCCTGTGCGACTAAAAGGAGCGCCTTGTGTAACTGTGGGGGCAGCTTTTTGCCCCGCTTCTCGGCTCGGCGCAGGATGCCCTGACAGGCTTTCGCGCTCAAATAAAACCGCTGCGGCACGTCGCCAGTCTCCAAGGTATCCGACAACGAACACACGGCGGCGTCGCTGGGCCACTCCGAAGTATTGAGCGTCAAGCACTCTGTAGGCGAACCCATACCCGAGCTGGCCCAGCGCCCCGAGGAAGGTTCCAAAATCCCGTCCTCGTTGGCTAGACAAGACGCCGGGGACGTTCTCCCAAACCAGCCACTTGGGCTGATATTGTGCAGCAATGGCAAGATAGGTGAGCATGAGATTTCCCCTTGGGTCATCAAGTCCCTTGCGAAGTCCTGCGACTGAAAAACTTTGGCAGGGGGTTCCTCCGACCAAAAGGTCAATTGATCTGTCAATGGGCCACTCCTTAAATTGTGTCATGTCGCCAAGGTTAGGGACATCTGGGTAATGATGCGCCAGCACGGCGCTTGGGAACTTTTCTATCTCGCTAAACCACTGCGGCTCCCAGCCAAGTGGATGCCACGCGGCAGTGGCGGCTTCAACGCCAGAGCAAACTGAGCCGTATTTCATTACTCGTCATCCTCAAAACAGTTGTTCAACGGCTGAATGGGTTGCTTGCTAAACACCCAGCGCCACTGCCGCTTGGTATAGCCCGGAACTTCAACAAAATCACGCACGCGGTAAACCTTGTTCGCTTGCCACATCTTCTTGAGATAGCTTGACGTGCGCGGCACGCTGTCTCCCAGAAGCTCAGCCGCCTCTGCTGCCGTCACACGCTGGTCATACGGGATCAAAGCAAACAGGCGGTTGCCTTGGTCAATGCTGTGCTGCTTGCTGGCCTCAGCCGCCTTAATCATAGATGGGGCCATTGTGGTCGGCCTGCGCGGGCCAGATGGTAGGGCTTCACGCTTGCGCTGGCGATACATGAGCGTTTCAAACTCCCATAGGCAGTGGCCGTATGTGATCTCGTAACGCTCGTGCTTATCGGTAACGCCCTCCAGCTTGGCCCTCAATCGCTCTGCTGCATCTTTTTCATATCGCGCTTTAGCACGTCGATTAGCGCTTGCTGCTCTTCCAGACGCTGCTTCAAGTTTGGCCGCATCGCCGTCTTCTGCTCCGTCAGCATTATGCTGTTGTTGCGCTCGAGCCTTTTTATAATAATCTGAGTTTGGTCCGTACTCACGCTTTTTCCTTTCAAGTTTTATGTTCGCAGCCGAACAAATGCGATGTATTGTTGACGGTGATACGCGCAGCAATTCTGCGGTTTCAATTTGTGACATGCCTTGCTGTGCGCAATCAAGAACGTGGCGGGTGAGCGCATCTGGATCGTATTTCATTGGTAGTCCTCCAAGGGGTCTATCTGGCCTATGCCGTTGCAGACTTCGCATTCTTCCATGTGGCTTCCGAAGTCGCCGTGCCAAGTTGAGCTTTGGCGGACCCAAACATCGCGCTCAACCTCGCCTTCGCCATCGCACTCAGGGCAGTTTATCCAATCTTCCATAACCTTCCTCCTTATAAATTTTTGCATTTGCCTTCGTTGTCAGTGAACCACACATGGCCATCGTTTATAACCATATGGCCAGCGCCAATAAGCGCGTCTACAGCTTGCTTGTAAACTTGGCTCTTGTTGGATGCAGTTGTTACCTTGCCCATAAAGTGATCCTTCAGTGTCTCTTCAGAGATAACCCAATATGTTCTCGGCTCTGGCCACCCAACCCCTCCGGGGTTTGGTTGCCCGACGCCCTCACCGCGTAGCTGCGTAAACACCTTGCGGATTAGGACTTGGTTCTTGCCCTTGATGCGTGGCTTGTTGGCCTCTTCGATCTCGCTCTCAGTGGCCTGCACAACGGTACAAGTCGTGACGCTGTCACCATCTTCATCAACGCCAAGCTCGATGACGTTCAACTTAAACTGGAATATAACGCCTGTTTCCATGTCACGCTGTTTCGTGGCCTTTGCCGTGCGCAGGCCAGTGTTCTCATCGTAATCAAGCTCAATCTCTGTGTCGGTCGCGGCGCGTAAACTCGAATGCCCCCTAGCACCAGCGGCTTTATCCTTGCCGGAGTGGTGAACAACGTCCAAGTGTGCGCTGGTTATCTCGCGCAGCTTATCGCAGTTGCCGATAAACTTTGTCATATCCTCTGGCGAGTTTTCATTCCCGCCAGCCATTGAGCGACTGAGCGTGTCAACAAATATGCACTTCACCTGACCGTGTTTCTTCGACACCTCACGGCACAGCTTCTCAAGCACAGCCATGTCAACCTCGCCGTCAAGTAGGTTGACCGGGGCCGGGCGCACAGCCAGCTTAACATTCTTATGCTCTGGGTATTTTTTCCTTAACGCAACCACGCGATTGTGGAACGCCATGCCGCCCTCGGTTGCGAGGTATAAAACAGAGCCACCAATAACCTTGTGGCCATTCCACTCCTCACCGCAGGCAATGTGCCACGCAAGATCAAGCGCAAAGAATGACTTGCCCACGTTTGATGGGCCGTAGATCACAGACATTTGACCCTCGCCAAGCCAGCCCTTCACAAGATAGTTGCGGCTTAGCTGCGGGATGGCCTCGTCCGGCATAAAGATTTGATCCATGACGCTCTGCACGGTCAATGCTTTCTTCGCCGCTGCCGGACCTTGGTTCACCCACACGTCAGAGTAATCCCAGCCCTCCATGTCAGGCAGGATGTACTCAACGCCCAGCTCAGAGAAAGCGCGCTCGCACTCTTTGCGCCCGGCATCGTCATTGTCGCCTGCAATTACAAGCTCGGCATCTGGCTTGGCTTGTTGCAGGTTGTCTATCACAGCCAAAATGTTCCCTGCATTTAAAGCAAACACGCATGGCTTGCCCGTGGCCTCATGCACAGTCGCGGCTGTTGCCCAGCCCTCTGCAACATATGCAAACTCACGAATGGGTCCGCCAATCACGCTAAAGTTGCCGATCACGGGCAGCTGGTAGGAAAACTTTTTCTTGCCGTCAGCATCAATAAACTGCGCGCCAACGCGCCTGCCCTTCACGTCAATGATTGGTATGGTTAGCGTGTCGCCGTCAATCTTGGCGTTGTGCAGTTTAATCTTTTTCTTCTCAAGGTATGGGTGACTACTCATAAGGTCACGCTCCGGCCATTCAATATCAACTCTCTTTACCTCCACTGTCGGCGTGTGACCCGGCTGGGGCCAGAGAGACATATCGCGCAGCCTGTCCTTGATGGCCTTATAGTCATTGCACTTGCGGCAATGAACCATGACCTCGCCCTGAAACTCTTTAATCCAAAACCGATCCGTGCCAGCGCAGGATGGGCATGGGCCATGATACTCGCCCTGCGCAGTCTTTTTCAACTCAAGACTGCGAATGATCGTGTTACCAAACTCCGACCAGCGAGCGGCTGGAAACTTGCTTTCTCTGTTCTGATCGGATAACATTTGCTTATCGCCTTTTCATTGTGGTGGGTTTCTTATGATATTGTGTGGCCCGGCATGTAAGTGTCGGGCCACACTTTTTTTAAATAGAGATTTTTATAACCTTTATTTCGTCATCTCTATTTGGCTTCGCCTTCTTCAACCTCTTAACCTTTTTAGGCTCTTCGGTATCTGAGTTGCTCAGCAACTTCTCTGCCTTAATCATATCTTTTATCAGAGCGTCTGCATCCGACTTTGATATGGGCAGTGATGCAGATGGCGACCCACTAGCTCCACTCAGTAGGTGTGTGAGCTTGTTGATCCTATACATCTGGTTCGGAGTTGCATAAAACATTTCGCTCATGATGTGATCCAAACGCAGTACATGCCATCATGCTTCCTAGTTGTCGATGACACTCCTCGCCTACGAAGAAGACCCCAAAAATAACGCTGCTGGCCCTTTTCCTTGAACTGCACGCAATCACCAGCCGACACTTGGTCAATTATTGCATTATATCTTGATCCGGAGCCTGCTCGGCCATTTTTGGCTCTTGGGATAGGCATGTTTTGAACGATAGTAACTTCCATTGTAGTTTCCTTTTCTGATTTATTTAAAACGGGATTTCGTCGTCAAGACCAGCATGTGCTGCTGGCGATGGTGTAGATACAGGCATTGCAAATGGATCATCCACAGCCGCAACTGGCGTTGCCGTCACGCTGGACGTAAAGCCACCAGAGACCGAAGTGAACGGATCATCTGAGCCTTGCATTTCTGCAAGCTCCAAGACCTGCACAGCGCGCAGCCTAAGCGACACGCCATTCAGGCTGCCTGTATTGTATGGCACAACAACTACGGCCACGTTGACCTTGCTTCCGCTGGTCAGCATGAAATCATCCGGCAACTTATTGCGTTGAGCATCAACTTGCTTTGGTGGCTGTGTCTTGTCACCGCCGTAAGCACCTTTCAGCTTGCACTTGCCGACGACTTCGCCATCGTCATTGCGTTTGTATGGAAGCATTGCTGGCTTCTCTGGCCATTTGCGCTTCGTGTCCAACGCCGCGGCGTTAGAATATGCCTCCATACAGATACGATGCAGCTCCTTTGCCTTCTCATCGGACATTACGAAGCTCATTTCGTATGCTGCGCCGTCATCAAACGCATCGCATTTCACTGACTTGTTCTCGTAAGTGTCGAACTTATAAGTGGAATTTAGACGCGGGTAACGTGCGACGACTTCTGTAATCATGTGTTGCATTTTGCAACTCCTCTCAATGTTGTGCAGCACCCCTGCACTGGGAT